CGCACAAAGGGCGATACAAAGGATTGCCAAAATCATTTTTTTCATCTCATCAGCTCCTCAGCGCTCCACCCTGATCTTCGGAGAGCCATTAGTCGCACTCAGCTCACTCAGTTTGATATAAATGATTTTCTCCGGATCCCCATAGTCCGGATTATCGATTTCATACTCTTCATAGCGAAATCTGTTTTCAATCATCAATCGTCTGGAATAGCCATCCCTGAGGATCTTCGCCCTCGGTGTGCATCGCCAATAACCTTCGCCTTCGTAGATGACCTCTTCCAGGTCATATTTTTCCTCCAGTTGTTCCCGGGCTTTCTCGCGGTCACTTTTACCAAAATTCCGCCAATATCTTCTGTTCGCCATGTCCACCCAGGTGATCGGTGGCTTTTCCAATCTCACAATGATTCTTTTCGCCTCTGCCGCTCCTGTGAAAAGGGGCGCACAAAGGGCGATACAAAGGATTGCCAAAATCATTTTTTTCATCTCATCAGCTCCTTGCCTCTCATGCCATATTACCCATTATATTAGACAAATTCCGCCGATTTCCTTCTACTGCCATTCACCGCTGACGATGTGGTCATGGATTCGATCCATCACGATAAATTCCTGTCCCCCGTGGCAGCGAAGCAAAAAGACCGCTTCCCCTTTTTTCAGCCCATTGTAGATTCTGATTTTCTTTCGTCCTTGGTAGTCGTGGTTGTGAGAGGCAAAAGCCGGGTCACCGCTGCCGCCGGCTCGGTTTTCAGTCCCATGGCTCACCTCGATGTCCACCTCATGATCCACCACATTGCGGGTCAGCCGAAAAAATTCCGCCGGCAAGATGCCCCGCTGCTCGATTCGGATTCGAAGCGGCGCCACCGCCTCCACTTTGCCGACGATCACATCGGCAAATTTCACATTATCCACCAGTTGCTTGCTCAGTTTGCGGATCACCTCCGCCAGTTGTTGACTAATGAAAGTCACCCCCTGTCAGCTCCAAGTCCATCAGGTGAAGATTCGTCTCCCATCGGTGGGTCACCCGCTCCACATTCATCAAATGATGGATCGAGAGGTCTCCCAGCTCCAGCATCACCACCAGCCTTGAGCCGCCTCGCACCCGCACATCTCCAAAGGCTCCTTTCACCGCCAGCCTTTGGCTCTTTCGGCAATAGTCCTCAAAGAGCTGCTCCGCCATCCCATTGCCATCTCTCGCTGCCTTCTCATCGATCGACTCACAGTATTGGAGTATTCCCCATTCCTTCTGGGATGGATGAATCCATTCCGGGTTCGGGTTGTACGGCGGATATACGAAAGGCACTCTTTCCCCGGCTTTTTTGTCGTCATGATAAATCTTGATTCGATTATAGGTATTCCTATCGATACTGGATTCATAGTCATAGTTTTGCGCCGTTTCCGCGTCGATCAGGATCGGCACCTGTAGCTCTTCACTTTCTTCACTTTTTAGGCACAAAGCTCCCTTCTTATCAAAAAGCACATACCGCTTGCCCGTATTCACAAAGGTAAAGTCCAGCGCATTCTGCACGATGTCAAAAAGGGTCAAATTATCCTCATGTCGCTGAGGGATCACATAGGGAGTTTCCTCGATTTCGCCGATTTTCAAATGAAAATCCTTCGCCAGATTCCTCAGCACCTCATCGGCTCGCTCATTCGTATACCAATAATAATGCTTATTTTTAAAATACCTCAGCTGGTCATACGCCGTCACCGCGATCACCCCATCCCGATCCCGCTTCTTCGTGAAGATATAGCCCACAAAAAGGATCTCATCCGCCGCCCGCAGCGTCACCCGATCCCCCTCCGAGAAATAGACCACCGAGTCTATCAGCACCTGAAAAGTCAGCTTCCCCGGCGCCCCCTGCCGATAGTATTCCAGCTGGATTCCCTCGCAGACCGGTGCCTGAAAAGTCTTTCCTTTTTCCTTACTCTCAATAAAAATCTCTACCTTACTTTCCATCATTCACCTACCTAAATAGCTTCAAAATCGTTCCCGCCGGCACTTCCGTAGCATCAGAGATGCCATTGATATTCGCGATCTCCCGCCAATCCAAAGTCCCCCCCGAAGCCCGTCGGCACGCCTCCCAGACCGTCGTCATTTGCGCCGCCTTGTATTCCGGCGGGATTGCCTCCGGAAGTTCCTCCGTCGGCTTCACCACCGCCACCAGCACCCCGTCTTCTTCCCGAAATTCCACTTCCTTCGTCCCATACTTCTTATATTGCTTAAATCGCATCGGCACCAGCAAATCATTGCCATTCCCCGCCTCTTCAATCACGCTGTAATCCTCCAGCGTCACATCCAAGACCGTATCTTCCAAAGGCCGATAATTCGACGTCATCCGAACGATGACCAGCCGAAAAGGCCGCCGAGTTTCCTTCAGCAATTTAAAGCCCGCCACAAATTCCTTCGCCCCCTTGATCGGCGGCGTCACCCCCGCCAGCGAAGAAATCACCCGATTCATCCCATCATACTGAGCAAAAGGGTAATATTGATTCGGAAAAAGAGCCTCAAAGCTGATCTCCACCAGCCCTTCCTTCCGAATAATATTGACCTCCCCCTCATCAATAAGCTGAAGAGTCTTATTCTTATTACTATACTTGATCTCCATCTTCTCCGGCGGCACCGGAAGCTGGATGCCATTCACATAAAATAGATACATCTAGATATGAACCCCCTCTGCCCCACTATTCACCGCGTTTGCCAACGAATCGGTAATCTTCTTCACCACCTCATCGACCTCCACCCCATTACTCATGGTATTTTGCATATGGCTCATATCCACCTTCACCTCAACGTTCCGATAGTCCCGCAAATAATCACGCTCCGCCATATCCCTGACCTTTCGCATCTCCTCATCGGACATCTCCACAGCATCATTGATATTCTTCGTATTTCTCGCAGTCTCAATTCCGGATTTTTCGATTTTCGACAAATCAATCTCCTCAGAAATACTGCCAAAGCCAAGTTTATCCCCAAAATCATAGCCCTTATTCCACGCTTCATCATAATCAATTCGCTCCATGACTTCCTGATTATCCAGCTTCTTCACAAATTCAATCCGATCACCGGCCCACAAATCCACATTCACTTTCAGCTTTTCGCGCCATCCCTTGACCACATCCGACAGCTTCGAGCCAAAAACCGTATCAATCGCCCCGGCAATCCCCTCAAGAATATTGAAAATGCCATCCGCCATATCTCCAAATAGCCTCACAACCGCCCCCAGCGGATTTTGAAATACATTGCCCACAAAATTCGCCAGCATCGCAAAGTTATTCCAAATCCCCACCACAAAGACGTTATATAAGAAATTCACAATCGCCGCAATCACATTATAAATAAACGCCCCCATCACAGCAAAAGCCCCCATAATCAAGCCTGTCGCCGAATAAGAAGTCCCCGCCCACTTATTAAATACCGCCACCGCAAAATAAATCATCGTTACCAATGCAATAATCCCGTAAATAATCCACGTCAAAGGGCAAGCCGCCAAAGCCGCATTAAGACCATTCTGAGCCACAATCATCCCAAAAATCGCCGCCGTCTCCGCAACCGCCGCCGCCCCATAAGCCACCGCCGAAGCAGCCGCCGAAGCCGCCGATATCACAAAGCCTTTCGCCGCCAAAAGCAAGCTCCCTGCCAAAATTGCCGCCTTCACCCCAAGCACCGCCATCACACCACCGACAATCGGCGCAATCAGCGACCAATTATCAGCAATCACCTCGCCCAGCCCAATCAAATTATAAATCGTCCCCGAAATCAACCACGCCACCTTCTCCAATACAGGAAACAAACCATCAAAAAGCGTCTGCACAGCACCACTACCCGCAACCGCACTCAGCGCCTGCCACACCGGCTCAAAAGCCTTTTGCGCCGCACTCACCCCCATCGTCCAAAGCTCCCCCCACTTCAGCGGCAACTCCGAAAATCTCGCATTCGTCTCATCCGCCACCGAAAATAACGCCGCTTTCAAATCCGCCGCCGTAATCAACCCCTGATTAGACAGCTCCTGAAGCCCTTCCACCGACGTCCCAAAGTGCCGAGCCAAAGCCTGAGCCAACATCGGCGCCCTCGCCAAAATCGTTTGAAATTGCTCCCCCATCACTCGCCCTGCCGCCATCGCCTCAGTTAATTGAGCCATCCCATCGGCCTGCTCCTGAATCGAAGCCCCACCGATTTTGAATTGCTTAGTCATCTGCTCCGCAAACGAAATCATCTCATCATTACCCTCAAATGCGTGGCTCGCCAAAATCCCCAAATTCCCCACAGTATCCGAAAGTGCCTGATACCCCGACCTCGTCCGCATCGCCGCCCCATAGATTTGATCCTGAAGTTGCCCCGTCGTCCTCAGTCCATCATTCATCAGAGCAAGCCTCGACGTCGTCTCCACATACTGATCCGATAAAGAAAGCCCCTGAAGAATCTTCTCATAGACCTGACTTGCCCTTCCGGCTTCCTGAAATTTGGAAATTGCCCAATCCGCAAACGACCCCGCCGCCTTCTCCGACTGCTTCAGCGACTTCGGGATACAAGAAAGCCGCACAACCAAAGCATCCGTCTGTACAGTCACCTTCGCAAGCATCCGACTCGTCCCATCACTCATCGCCATCACATCTTCAATAGTAGCCATCACTCCCCCCTTTCTAGCGTTTCCGCCTTCGCTCCATTTCTTTCGCCCGCTTCCTATCTTCCGCCGCCTTAATATCAATAGCGGCAATCACAAACGCCTTTTCCTCATCGTCCATTTCCAGAAACTGACTTGGAAGCATCCTAAGTCGGTGGAGGCAATAGTAAGCATAATTCGCCATCCCATCGCCCCCCTCGATTAGTTTTTTGCTTCTTCGATTTTCTCACTCATCCCCGCCTCAAATCCCTGAGCCTGCATCACCGCATCATACAAATCTGCCACCTCACCGGGAGTCAACATCGCCAAAAGCAAATCCATCTCACCGACCACCCCATAAGAATCCTGCAACTCACTATTCGACAAATCCGGAAACCTCACACACCGAACCAACGTTTTCTCCCGAAGCTTCATCCCATCAGTCTTTTCAAAAGTCTGCCGCGTCTGCTTATCCACAGTCTTTATCTTGCAGCCATTTAAGATTCGGTCAAATTCTTTGCCATTTAGCACCTCAATCTCCCACAACATCGGCTCCCCCTTCTCATCGACAAACCGCCTCGAAGCCGGATATTTATGAGTTTCCGTCTTTACCTTCCCTGAATTCATAAAAGCCCTAAAATCTCGTTGCTCCATTCTTTCTCTCTCCTTACATTCCCGCTAATTCTTGAAACTTCTGATTAATATCAAAAGACTCAAAAGTGAAATTCAATTCCTGCTCATTAAACTCGCCATCCGCATCAAATAGCGCCAGATCCGCATTATCAATATTGCAATCCTTCAAAGTCACAATCCGCTCTCCCGCCGCTGAAGTCGGGTCATCATTGACCACCAGCAAATCAAAATACTGATCCACTCCGGTCTTTTGAAGCTCCAACATCATCTCCGTAAAAAGATCCGTATTTTGATAAATCGTCAAACTACCGGAATACGACAGCCCCACCGACTTATTTCCTTCAGACTGCCTACCGAGAATCGCCACCTTGACCTTTTTCTTCTCCGCCGAAGCCTTCAAATTCTTCGCCTGCATCAACCTTTTTCGGCGATTTCCCTGGATCCAATAAATCGTCGCCAGCTTTGCTGAAACCGCATCTTTTGCATTCATTGTTTGAGTATTCATATTCTTTCCTCCTAAAAATTAAAAGCAACGCCCAAACATCGCTTTCTTAATATACGTACACCTGCATATACAAATGGCTCATTGCCCCCACCGGCTTAATCGGCAAATCGACCAACACATCGCCTTTCTTTAGGCCCTTTTCCACCAGAACATCATCACTGTTAAAATCCTCAATCGCCCTCACTCGCTCATATTCCTGACATTGATAAATCAAATTATTTCGGAACGAAATTCGGCCAATATTATCATTCTGGACTTTCCCCAGATAACTATTAACGAAAATCTCACTGCAATCAATCGCCACCTGATCCAGCACCCGAATAATCTGATTCAAACTGAAATCATCATTCTTATCCGGAACAAAAGTATGAAAGGTATTAATATCTTCCATTACTCGGGTATCGTAGACATACTCATCCACCGTCCGCTTGCCCTGAGAGTGAAACGTCAAAAATCCTTGCAGCTTCAACTTGTCAAATTCCGCATCCTTATACTTCATATCAATAGTCAACTCGCCGTCATAAGTCGTATTCGTCAAAGACTCATTCACCGCCGCACTAGCCTCAGCACCGCCCAGCCAATAAACAATATCCGACGGCAACGCCCCATCATCCAAAACGCTATTATGAGGCGAAATGATTCCCTCATGATCCCCGACGTTATTCCGCCAAACAATCGCCTGAAACTTCACGCCCACATCATCACGACGACGCTTCGTATAAGCCATAAACAGCTGCTGAATCGTCGCCACTCCGGACGGGCAAATCAGGACATTATAATATTTCCGTTCGCTCAAATCGAGGAACTTTTGATAATCATCGCCGGTAATTGCCGCTCCATTCGTTCCGCCGCTCAAAGGCATTCCCGCCGTTTCAGCAATCCCCCAGCCCTTCTTGAATGTCACATAGGGATTCTCCGCAATCGCTTCCATAGTAGCCACAGTCTGCTGGTCTACGATTTTGGCATCCAAATAAACCGTCACATCATACAAAGAGCTGTCATCCACATTCTTCGCCACAACGATTTTAATATCATTGCCCCGAATCCCGCCGCACCTTGCAGTTGCAACCTCATTCGACGCTTTAACCCCTTGACTGTTGAGCTTATAAATGTGAGCCGTCTTTGCCCGAACAAATAGTTCTCGAAGATTCCGCATCTTCTCATGAGTGTAGTCATAGCCAAAGATTTCCTTAGAATTCGTCTGAAACTCTCCCGCTGTGACCGTAATCATCTCGTTATCAGTACCCCAATCCAATTCCATCGGCACCGCCACATAACCCCGATCGGAAAAATTGCCCAGCGGCCTGTCTACACTGATAAAATTGATATACGCACCGGCCCGAACCTTATTGTAAAATAAAAATTTTCCGCCACCATAAGCCATTATTGCTTCACCTCATTTCTCTTTTCAATAATCGGAGAAGAACGAAACTTCTGAATCGCCGCCTCGACTTCTTCCTGGGTATATTCTTTTTCCGGCTCCAAGACAACTGATAAAATATCAATATCCCCTTGATACTTCTCAGATCCCTTTAATTGCTCCAACATGAAGCCCGACGACTTCGTACCCTTACCTTTTTCCGCCATTTTAAATTCCTCCATCTCTTAATTTGATTTCCCTGTGCAGACTTTCCATATACGGCACTTCCGGCACTTTCTTCAAAACGAAAAAATTGTACTCCACAAAAAAATGAAGCACCCCATCCACCGCCTTATAATTCATCCCGGTACCCCGAATCAGACCTTCACAGCTCTTTCCGTAGACTAATTCTTCCAAAACAATATATTCCAGCACCTCAAACAGCCTAGTCGCCACATCTTGAATCTCCTGAGTCGCCCCATTTTCACCCAAAGGAAAAAAATGAACCTCAAAGCTATGTTTTCGCCAATAGCGAATATCTGATTTTTGCTCTTGAGTCGACCCTAAATTTTCAATAAAAAAAGCAGGTGCATTTAGCTCCTGCTCGACCTTATCCACATAGACCAGATAAGACGGATATTCCCGCTTTAAAGCCTCCGCAATCCCCTCAATCACTCCATTTACCATCTAGCACCCCATTCAATCGTTTTTTAATTTCGCTAATTCAGATCAAAACTGTCGTTCTTCATACCCATTTTTTCACTGCCCTCAGGATAATTTCCTGATGATTCCCATAAACCGCCGGCGTTCCGCTACATTCATACTGCTCGGTCATGCCATGCTGGATTACAGTGATTCGGCTTCCTTCTTTTACCCTGATTTCAGGGGCAAGAAACAATTTCACGACTTTTGCCACCGTAGCAACACTACCTTCTGACGAAGCCTCGGCAATCGTTTTCGTCGACAATTTACATGGCTGATTCACAATGACGCTGTGCCATTCATAGGGAGAAGTAATCCCTGTTTTCAGGTTCTCAACCGAGCGAACTTCTTTGATTTCACATCGCCCCACATACAGGCTTTCAATGTGCCTTCGAGCCATTTTCATATTTACCATGAAATACTCCGATATCTCGCCAGCTCACCCTTGTAGTCATTCTCATGAAAAAGAAAAGCCACCAAGCGAGAAAAAACTGCCTCTAAGCTCTCTGATTCCGAAAATACCACCGTAGTGTCCCCATCTTGAATGGATTTTACCATTTGTTCTGCATTGTCGATTAATTCCCCAATACTTTGGGCTGATTTTTTCGCCAATAAAAATTCTCCGCATACCCTATCAACTGCAAGCTCCCTCAACCCCTCCGGAATCTCCGAAACATTGCAATTATTCTTGATCTGGTTCGCCACCTTATCGATACAAAAAGAGAATGCCAAATTATCGGCATTTTCTGCCTTACAGCCCAACATCTTGAGCCTTACTTTCACATCTTCCATCTGAATCATCATAAAGAAACCTCCCTACTCTTGCTCGGCTTCTTCCGGCTCTTTTTGCTTGGCTAAAATCGCCTCGCGAATCTTATTCGCTGCCGTTCGTCCGGACATTGAAGCAATCTCCTTATACTCTTCGCCCAATGATTCTGCATATTTCAGGAGCTCTGCGGTCTTGGCAGTTTCAAAAACGAACGCCGCTTCAGCTTTCACTTCCAGCTTTTCATAGCCTTGGCTTTTGTATTTTTGAAAATCTTCTTCCGCAATCTCTCGAACTACCCCATATTTTTTAACATACATTTTTGCCCCTCCTCACGACGTCCGCTTGCTGACATAAATGCTCGGCCGCTTATTATCATCCACAATCAAATCATGGAAATAACGATAAAGCACGTCGTAAGCATCAGCCTGCTGATTGACTTCCGGAGCGATGATTTTTGTATTATTCCGCTTCGTGACTGCTTCCAAGCTCCGAATCGGTGCCAAAATGAAATTTAGCCCAACCGCCCCCGGTGCCGAACTATACCCGCCGGCGATTTGCCCGCTCGACTTGCCATCAAGTAGCTGAATCGAATCATAAAATCGGTTCTTAGGAACAACAATCATCGGTACATCATCTAGTAAAGAGATTTTTCGGTTGATTTTTTCATTGTTCACATTCACATCAAAACGACGCTGAATATTCGGGTCTTGCTTGATTAACTTCCCAAAATCAGAACTCACAAACAAAATAAGATTCGTCAAATCGACCTCTGCATCGGTCAGATACTGTATCGCATCATCAAATGCCGTAAGGGCTTGCCCCGCCCCATAATCGACCGCTACCGTTTTCCCTGCCAGTGCCGCAATCTTTGAAAACCGATAGGCATCAATCTCAGGAATTTCCTTCGTTCTCACAAATTCCGTAGTCAGGCTCCGAAATAATGCAAATGCCGACTCGTCGTCATCCAGAACATCCACCCGAAATCGCCGGCTCCGATCCTGCTCCAATTCGTATTCAGCGTATTCAACACTGATCGCTCCATCGGTATAACCGTGGGTACGGTCATAATCGCCTGCACCATCCATTGCAATTTTCGGTTTCTTAATCTTCCTTGTCCCTGTAAAAACCACCCCGCTCGCTTCCAAAATAGAAGTAAACGAAGATTTCATATAAATTTCGTCCAGAATCGGCAAAAATTTTGTCGCCTTTTCCGAAAATGTATTTTCTACTGCTATGATCTAAATCACCTCTTTTCTCTATAACCCTGCATCCGACCGCCATTGTTGCATTTCTTGTTCCGCCGCCGAAGTAGGGACTGTGTTCGGATTCGCTGTCGGCCGTATCCCCGTAATGGATACTTCCGGTTCTCCGAATAAGAATTTCGTTCCTTCACTTTCTACCAGTCCTTTGATTTGTTCATCAATACCGATAATGGTTCCATCATCAGCCATAGTGATTTTTGACAAATCCAAAAGAGCTTTCGTCGCCTGAACGTTCTTCGCCTTCGATGCTACCAAAGCCGCATTGATTGCATTGGAGCGGCGAATTTCTAAAATCTCCTGAGCGTGCTTTCCAGCAGCTACCTTGTTATCTTCTTGCAGTTTTTTCATTTCAGCTTGAAGCTCCTCAGCATTGCCCTTTGATTTCGATAGTTTTTCGATTTGGCCATCCCGCTCAGCAACCAGACTTTCCGCCGTTTTCTTGGCCTCTTCAAGTTCTGTGATTTTTGTTTTTTGGGCTTCCAGCCCCCTACCGTTTTCGTTAAGGATTTTATCAATCACATCTTTTTCAAGACCTAGTTTTTCCAAAAATTCCCTTTTCATTGTTTATCCTCCTACACCTACGCTATTTTTACGAGGTCGCACCTCTGGCCGATTGTTCTTTTACGTCTGCAATTCTAAAAGACAAAATTTTACCCCAATAAAACGTTAAATCACCCCCTTAAAATGGCAACAAAAAAAGACACCTACAATCTAGTAAGCGTCTTTTGCCTTGTCTCTAGTAGAAAACATCCTCTTCAATACATGGCTCATAGGGCATATTTCTTTCAATCGCTTGAGTAATAATTTTAGCTATTTCCACATCATCAACGCCTAAAAACAGCATCAACGGAAATTGCTCTCCAAATTTAGTACGGTACTTTTCCATTAACTCATCCATGTTTTCACTCCAGCTCACCCGAGAGATTTCAGAAATTCTTGATATTCGTTAACTGCTTCTACCGGCGCATTTTCTTTTATGCACAGCCTCCCATCATTATCAAAATAAAACCATTGAGAGTTCTGAATAAAATAACTCATATCGTAATCCATTTAGAGCATTCCTTTCTGCCTCAAATATTCTTCCATTGCTTCCTTCAACACACTCGGTTCGCCAAGCTCCAGAGCAACAAAAGCCTCTGCAAAAAACTCAAACGAGGATTGGCGAGCGTAGAGTGATGCTTCTTTCTCAGAGAACAACACGTCTTTGCTTTTTCCCAGCATCACAATTTCATTTTGAATATCATCTGCAAAACCCCTAAGCCATAAATCAATCGGCGTCCGACTCTGCAATGATTAGGCCTTTAATAGCGTTTTTCTCCATTCGTCAAAATTATCCTTCTTATGTTTTTCAAACAGAATGTTTTGTAATACATGTCCAAACTCATGAGTATGTTGTATATACGCTTTCTTTCCCCAATTTAACAGGTGTTTTAAAGCCGTTTTCGATTTGAAATATCTGATTTTTTACATATAAGTCATAGTCAGAAACATATTTCAAATTTAGCGAAATAACTTGCTCGTCTAAATCAATCAAATCAACAGAGGTTTGCCCAATCCACGAAGCCGATGGCGCTAACTCCGCATCAATTTTTAACTGACGCTCCTTTGCATAATCCTTAAACGCCGGATATCTCTCAAGAAAATTATCCACCTGCTCAAGATTTTCCACATATAATTTTGAATCCATTTTGTCTAAATTATTACCCAAAATTATATTCTTTGAGCGAAGCGACTTTGTCGTTCGCCTCTTCCGTTCTATGTCGTCAACTTCATTCACGTATTTCTCTTTCCACTCCTTATACTTCATATCTCCCGGGACAGTATAGGTTTTCCCATCCTCCCCTCTGGCGACACGCTCAGTCACGTTGCCCTCGAAATACGGCGCGAATGTACTTCTGCACCGTACATGAAAGGGCGGAATCGTCACTCCAATCTTCGCTTCTGACATTGATATGACCTTGCCATCCATATGCTGGCATATCTCGGAGGTTTTCATATCTAAAGTTGCAATGACCTCGCCCTCTTCAAGTTCGAGTTCCTTATAACTCGCAAGATGACCGGCATTTGCAAAGAACGACGATTCCGTAAGTACCAACCGCAAGGCATTACTTCTGGAAACATTCATCTTCTGAGAAATAATCTTCGCCGTTTCAAGGGATGATTTACCCAGCATCAGCGACTGTGTGAGTTCCGCTTGAAGCGTATTCATCAGTTTTTCTCTATCTTCCCAAATTCGCTGGGAGAAATTCTTCCCATCCGGCGCCCAGGGTCTTGATATGGCTTTTTTTATCCCATCGGTATTAAGTTGCTGGAATGAGTGCCCAAAGCCGAGCCCTTTTTGAACTTCGTAAATCGTACCGTAATAGCTTTCTTCATAAATCTTTCGCCCCGCATCAGTTAATCCATTCAATTTACTGGCGGTCAGCATTTCAATTTGATGCTGCATCTTCATTTTCATCACTTGAAGCCGCTCAATATGGGCTCTCGCCGAAGCATTCTCCAGCTCCTTCAGCCAGCGACCATCTACAGCATTTTCTTTTCCCCGGCGAATATACTCTTTCAAGTTCCAACGAAATTCTGCTAATTCCTTTGCATTCAGCTTTCTTTTCGCTTCCCCAAGGCTGATTTCGTTATTATTTGCAATTCGGGCATACCAAGATAGCAAATCGTCTTCCATCGCTTTCATTGCTCTCTGGTATTGGTAATCCAGTTCCTGAGCATAGTTATCGCCGACACCTAGCAGGCTTTCTTCCAGTAAGTCGAATCGCTTATTCCAATAATCCTTACTCGTCTTCATTTTTTACCGGCCCTTTAGAAAAAACGCCCTCATAAGAATCAATATCCCTCAGTGATGCCTCTCGCTCCTTGGCGATTCGATTCAACTCCGCTTGCACATCATCCACATAGGGGTGTTGCCCGACTAAAGTTTCATGGCTCAAAATCCCTTCGGAGTTCCGGATATCATTGATAACTCCGGATTCACTAATCATGATATCTCGATTAAAAATAAACGCTACTTTTTCGTCGAATTCTGCCGCCTGTTTGCCAAATCGCAAATAGGTATTCACGAACCACAGGAGTTCTTCCAATGACGCCTGATATTCGGTCTCCATCATATTGGCGTCCAAATCAATTTCGCTATACATACTCTTCAGATTCAATTCATTCGGATTATTCCCGAATCGGTCTTCCTTCGCATCGAATCCCCGGCCGTTTGAAACAATCGCCTTCTTGATGATGTCGATGATTGCCTTGTAGTTCTCCGCATTGACTTCAATTTGAAGGCTCTTCACGTCCCCTTGAATGCCGTCCACTGTCCGCACTTTCACTGCACCATAAGTCTTGAGATTATGCCGAAACTCCCCCAAATCAGTACCGTCATAATTTACCAATACCAGAATCGTATTCCGAATATCCTCCTCCATATTGTCGGTAAAGTTTGAAGTAATCCGATTCAACGCATCTTGTAGCGACTTGACCCGCTGTATCAGTGGAATCTCCAGAGGATTGTATTTAAAGGCAATCAAAGGAAGTTTATTCCATGTCAGTGTTTTCGGATTCTCCCCTTGGGCATCTTGAATCAAATAACTTTCATCGGATTTTTCTACATCCGGAATCAGCTTCCCTGATTGCAGTACATAGTGAGAAATTCCCTCGCTGTGGTAAAGCTCCACTTTCGTAATCGTTCTCGGTTGCTGCCCTTCATAGCCCTGCACATCATAAATCCGCACTGCAAGTTCAAGCTCACAATGGTCGCTATCTATCCAGAATGGCAAAATCTCACTCGGCGAAAACCGCCGGAATTTCAGTGCCCCTTTTTCATCCACATAAGGATGAAGCCAGCCAATCCCGCCATTAAAAGAATCCATCCCCAAACGCTTTAGCATTCTCATGAACCGCTTACTACCCAGCAAATTCAGAAGCTCGCTTCCGTATTTTTCATCCTCAGTCACAATGCTCATGGGCTTACCGAATAGATAATTCGTCTTCTGATCCACAAGCATTGCATACATATTATCGACCAGCTGATTATTCGGAAGATTGCCGATGACTTCTTTCTTCCCGCCCTTGCCGATTGCTGTACGCTGCTTGCCTAAAATTGCCTGCTTGCCCTCGTAGTATTCCTCCGCTTCAATCATCGTCTTGCGGTGTGGCGACTCCAAAAAAGCTTTGATTTCCTTCTCCAAAAATCCTAAAAAACTCAGCCCCGATGCCGCGCCTTGGCGAATCAGTGCATTAATATGTCCTGTTCTATTCTCCCAGCCTAGCATTTTCTACCTCCTATCAATCAAAATCAAATGTACTGCCCTTGACCAAATCCTCCAGTCCGTACCTCATCGCATCCATCAAGTGATTAAAATCATCAATCGGCTTGTTCAATTTGTTGCCGAGCTTATCCTCACTCCATATATAATTACTAATCTCAGTAATGAAATTTACACAGCTCGGATGAATCACGATTTTATAGTCCTGAATGAATTGAATTCCATTGAGTACGCTGTCCTTCCCCTTACGAGACCTACGAACCCCCTTCAATCCCAGTTCATATAATTCGTTGATGCTCTTAGGCTCAGCACAATCGGCAATGATTTTTTCCTTGCTGTATCCCAATCGACTGACTTCTTTGGTTATTTCGCGATTCGATAGCGCTTTTTCATACATCTCATCAAATACATAAATTTCCTTCGCTACCGAATCCACCAGCCCGCAAAATAGTGCGCTCGGGTCATTGGTATAGCCAAAATCCAACCCAAAGCAGCTGACAACAGAGCTTCTTTTCGCGATTTCCGCCTTATCGAATACCCGCTCTTCCCAATTCTCATAAACCAGACCTTCCACAATCCCCCAATCCCCCAATCCTGCTACTTGGTATCGCCTCGGATTATTTCGCTTCATCGTTTCAAACAATCTACGGTCAGCCTCATCCAGCCACTCATTACACAAATAATTCGTCGTTTTCGCCAAAACTTCCGGATCCTCAGCATCAAAAAACCGCTTCTTCAGCCAATGTTTTTCGTTCCACGGGTTGAACGTCAAAGTAACTTGCTTGAATAACCCCTCCGGCACCTTGCCACGAATCGACTCATCCACCATATTGAAATCACTTTCCTTCGTGATTTCGTACGCCTCTTCAATCCAGAGCCAGCACAAATACCCGACACCCACCGTAATCGACGTCACTTTCAGCGGATCATCCAACCCTCTAAAATAAATCTTCTGCCCCGTCGGCACATAAGTCATCTCCAGCGGTGATTCTTTGCATAAAAAAAAGGCCTCTACGCCCATATGGCGCATTGCCCATTTTAATTCTGCATAGCAGCTGTCTTTCAGCGTCCGAAAAGTCTTTCGAATTACCAGTAAATTTGCTTCCGGATGCCGCATCAGCGACGAAATAAACCACAATGCTGTGGTTTTGCTCTTCTTACTCGCCCTCGAGCCCTTACATACCCTGTACCTGCCCCGATGCCGCCAGAAATCCCCATACCCCTTGCCAATCAGCTTCGGCAGCTGCTTTCTAATCTTCGACTTCATCATATCCATCAATCACAATCGGCGATACATCCAATTTTACTTTCTCCGTCAAAATCCCATACCGCTTAGCAAGAAGCTCCGCCGCCTTATTCCGCTCTTTAATACTGACGTCTTTTTTCACAAGCCGAGCTTCCGAACAGCCATCGCCAACTCCTTCCACCACAACGACCTCTTCCACTAGCTCATTTCGCATCGTGGAAGTGAGATACTTCAAAACCTCATCCGCCGAAGCAATCTCACGCTCATCTTTTTTTGTCATTAATTCATTTAGGTGGCTCTCAACCTTAGGATTTCTTAGTAATTTCATTCCTTCAATAGCAGCTACAGCATCACTACGAACACTATACCCAGCAGCCTTATACGCCTGAGTCGCATTCCCCAGCTCCAAATACTTATGAACGAACGTTTTCTGCTTGACCGTCAAATTGTTTTTCAATATCTCACCTCCTTAAAAACAGCAATAAAAAACCGCCAGTGACTACATCACCGACGGCAGGATACACCTCTACAGCTCAATTCTAGCACTTTGTCAAGTTTTTGGCAAGAAAATTACGTCAACCAACTGTCAACACATATTCCTATTTTTTCCTTCCAATCTTGTTCGCTCTGCGCAACATCTAATTGACTAATTGCCGCGTCTAAAAAAGAACGAATATCCGAAGGGCAAGGATGCGTTGGATATGAATATGAGCTTTCTACTAATCGCATAAACTGATCTAATTCAAGCGGGATTATACGCGTCTTTCCGCCATAATAAGCAATATCTGTTTTATTCGTAACAAAAAAATGAGCTAAAGATGCCGGGTTGATTGTGGGGGCAACAAACAAACAATATGTCACTTTTCCACTTCGCTTAAGCAATTGACCATAATGTCTCGAAACGGGTTCACCCTCCGTTTCATATTGGCGTTGACCCGATTGAAGTGTCACTTCAACAGATAGCGAAAAATCACCATAATCACACTCAATGTCTGGCATATTCCCCGGAGCTGTAGACATTGGGTGACCCAAGTCATCTATTTTGAAATTACCCTTGATCCTACCACCATTAATCATTGTCATTGCTCTCCAAGCATTCCATTCAAGAAAAAGCGGGGCGTCATAAATTTCATCAGAAATTATTTCATTAAATGTATCTACTACCTCCTGATATAAATCGTATGATTTCAGCTGTTTTTCCTGTTCTCTAACAAGAGCATTCCGTTTTTCATTGATGGTATCATCACGCAAATCCTTTAATGCATTAAGATCTAGGTCTGATAATTCACGCCTTGTGCTACTCGTCAATCGCATAAGTATGCCAATAAGGTTTTCCTTATTATCTGCATAAAGTACCGGATTTTCTACACAAAACAAATGTTTAGTGTACTGTTTCATGTCATGTGTGTGTACAGGATTTCGATCCACGGTTTCAAGTACATGAGATGCTTCCATAATCTTATCTGGTGATACGATTAGCGATCTTCCCTTAAATGCAAATAGCCCCGTAAATCGCAAATATCGAAAACACGCATCGGCATAATCGCGCATAGTGCCTTTTTTAGTCTGAATAAATTCTTTTAAATTCGAATTCTTTTTCTGCCTTGTTCTTATTTCTCCGGCATATATTTTATCATTATAAATTTTTCTAATTGCTCGCTCCCATTCTTCATTAACAAATAATTTATATTTGCCTCTTCGATTTTCCTTCTCTTCTCTAAAAGACAAAATCGCATTTTTCACAATCTCATATTTTCGGTAATCGGTTAACTGTATCGCAAATATTTTAAACTCATCGAAAGTCAAATATTCCAAATCAAAAACCAAGCGCATAATCTCCAAATAAGGTCGCACATAAAACGTTCCTGAAATATTTTTATGCTCACTATGAAAAGGGGACGGAATCTGAAATTTTAATAACTGCCTTAAAAAAACTTCTTGGGGTCGCTTTCCATATATCAATTCGCGCCCCGCTTCAGTCAATTGGATTTTAGGTTTTAAATCCACAAATCCTAACGCTTTAGGTGCTCTAGTTATCCTATCTCTAGCCGCAAAATCTTTTTCTTTAGCGGAGCCGCTACCTTCAAAAAAATCCGATTTCTCGAGTTCATCCATAAATGCTTTTTGAGTGGTCTTATCCCAAGACTGGGACATAAATACCTCACATAGTAGCTGGATTTCAGGCAACATTTTTTCAGGGCTCCTCGGCGATGTAGTAAAAAAAAGTGCCTTATTTGATAATGTTGCCAAAACCTCTCACCTACTCCTACTCAATAATTTTTTACAACAATATGCATGCTTTCATTATTAAAACGATTCCTTATATTGACTGCATAATTCTTATAATATTCATCACAGATATAGCCATCATAGAGCTCTTCTGTCAAAGGCGTCTTCCCGATGATCATCAATGCCGGACAGTTTAAATTTTGATAGTCATTCGCCAGTCTACGATGTTGCTCCTCATCAAATCCATTCATCATATCAATGTTACCATAATCATTAAAAACACAATCATAGGGAGGATCCAGAAACATGAAATCGTCATCAGCTGCCATTGCAAATACTTCACTATAGTCCAAGCCAAAAAGTTCCGCATCGCGCAGCAAAATACTATGTTCTTCCTTGACTAATTTCGTATTAAAATTGGGATAACGACCAAAAGGCACATTATATTCCCCACTATTATTGTATCTTATCATTCCTGAATATGCCGTTTTATTTATGAAGAAATAAACAACACCCTCTAAAAAATCTTCATCTGGGCAATTGAAACGCTTACGCATTTCATAATATAGAACTTCGTTTAAATTTTCCACTCTTCTATCAAAATTTCGCTCTTTTTTTTCTTTATATCGCCTCTGATTATTCTCATATTGCATTTGTAAATTGTCCAACTGCAAACGCATTTCAGGGTACTGATTTCTGAGTTCGTGATAAAAAGTCATCAATTTATGATTTATATCATTTAGAATTGCCGCTTCTGGCTCAAGGTAAAAATACACCGCGCCACCACCAAAAAATGGCTCTATATAGCGGCTGAAGTTGTCGGGTATATGCTGTATGAAATGAGGGATTTCTCTCGACTTGCCACCGCGATATTTCAATACCGGATTCACACTTCCCACCCCTTCCGAAAGTCTTCTCTATTAGTTTATCATAAATCAATAACTTTTTCTTTCAAATCTTCATCATACCATATATAGCATTTTACTTCAACATCTCTTCATACAACTGCTTCGTACTTTTCTTCCCCATAAGTTGCTTCTTCGACGATCTGCCCTTACTTCCACCGCCGCCTTTGCGATTTACCGGAATAATTACATCGGATAATTCTTCTGCAACTTCCTTCGCCTCTTTGTCTGGATCACGTTCCGGAATCCAAACCTCTACACCACATTCAGGACATTTGAAAAATCCGAATTTATCCCATTTCATCTGAACTCTACACTCTTGGCAAAACCACGCCTTTTTATCTGTCATCCATTTCCCTCCTTAACATCTTAAAAACATGAGTAATTATTGCTCGATATTTGAGCAGGCATTCTTTCTCTTGATTATATTGCTCCACCGACTCCCAGCCCTTCGCCCCGATGATTGGCTGGAGTCGGTAGCCAAAGTCCGGGTCGGGAATAATTCGTGTCCCCACGTCCTTCATATAGCGAAGTCTGGCTTTCATATCCTCAGGGATTTCCGAATCAGAGAAAATTCGTTCCCATAGTTTTTCATCGCTCCGAACAATTGATTCAAAATGAGCCATTTTTCACCTCTATCTTAACGTAACCAAAAACTCCGGAACATATAACCCTATATAGAAATAAATTTGACGTTTTGCTCAAATAAAAAGTTCTCATAGATATATATATTTCTTGGTTACGTAGTTACGTTAATAGGTTTACCCCTCTTAACCTATTGATTTTATTGACCTCACCAACGTAACCAAGAATATTCTTTTTCTGGTTACGTTTGGTTACGTTTGGTTACGTTGGCATTTTTAAACTCCCAAACCCCTTGAATTTACTCATCTGATTTACGTAACCAATCTTTTAAAACAATCATTTTGGGATTAGCATTCCACTGCCTCGGATGGCGAACATTCATCGTATAGCGAAGCGATTTCCCGTCTTGCCTGGACTTAATTTTTCCGGTCTTCGCAAACTCTCGCATGATTTTTTCATAAGAAAATCCTGCCTCAATCATCGCTTTTCGGAGCATCTCCGGATAGATATAGATATTGTCATCTTGCTCACGCTTGAAGCCAATCGCCGGGCTCAGCCTTGAATCCGTTTGCCAGTCGTCAAATCGCTGGTCATTCATCGCCAACCAATTTGTCAGGAAATCTGCCCCACGCTCCACATCGGAAATCTCCCGCTGGGTCGGTAAATCCCTCATAAGTTCGTTAGCAAGCTCATAGGCTTCGATTTCAGCCTCTTCCTTCGATAGTCCAAAAATCCACTCCGATGCGTATCGGTCAGCGATGCACACCGTCACAACCGCATCAATATGCACATGAAAATGATTCGGATATTCTCCCCTCAGGATTACCCTCAGCGCCTCTGCCGCATCTCGAATATCGTCGGGATCCATGGCAATCAGGCTTTTTATAAATTCCGCTCCGGCGTGGCCGCAGTGTTTTCGGCTAATCGAATGAAGCCCCGCCGCTAACCCATTATCACTGATTGGCTCACCGGCGATTTCCAAGACCCTTGTTTTGACCCCTTGGGCAGAGGATTCCGTTGAAATTGGCTGCTCCCCTGTTCCCAGTGCAATGGTTCGCCAACTGGCAGTTCGTTGAAGCCCGGTTCTACTCGCTCGCATTTTACCTTTTTCCTCGCCCAGCAGATAGACAATCGACTCCAGCCACTCTTGCTTTTCTTCGCCCGAACCGGCGACTTGCCTTTCATTCAGCGCAAGAGGCAAGTCCGGCATATACCCCGCCCAGCGTTCAATCGCATTTCGGGTACTGGAGAAATTCGTCATCAATCGCTCCGGAGCTCCCCAGACCGACATCGCAAAAATCAATGCCGCTGTTTTCCCGCCGGAAGAATTCCCCCAGACATAAGCCATAAAAGTTCGCTGTTCCAGTATTTTCAGCATCGGAGCCGCAAAAGCACAGGCAAGAAAAAGCCTCGCCAGGAGATGGCGCCGAACCTCGACCGCAGTAGTTTTCCATTCCTCAAAACTGCCCCGAATTTGAAATGCCCCCTGGACTTCGCCGCCATCATCCATATCCAGTACATAGCCGTTTTCCGCCCAAGGGAAAAAGATATCTTCCCCATGCCAGCCCATCCGAGCGACCGCCTTGGTCACCGGAAGGTCATTTTTTCCGTCTAAATCGCCAAACCAACGCACCAAATATTTGGCAGTTTCACTGGTCACCGGCAATCCACTGTCCGCTGCATCAGGAAGTTTTCGGGCATTTAATGCCTGAGAACGCAACAGCGACAACGATTTCCATTTCCCGGACCGTTTATAAGAAATCGAAAGTTTTTCGGTTTCCGTCGTGATATTATACATTCGGCCGGTCAGCAAAATTGGCATATGACAAGCAGTAATAATTTTTCCCGCTTCCGTCGAATCATCGTAATAAGTCAATCCCGACCCTCGAAGTACCCAGCCGGGCGGAATGATTAAATCAATCGGCGCATCCGGAAGGCTCGCAAATACTGTGTTCCGTTCGTCTCCCTCAACAAGCCTTAATCCCCGGCGTGACATACCTTGAATTGCTCGATTCAACTCACGAAGGGATATTTTTTCGCCCTTCAGTCGTTCCTTCTGAGCTGAAAATTCCGCCGAATCCAGTTCCTTCAGAAGTGCCAAAGCTCCAATTGATTCCTCTTGAAATACATTTTCCTTCGTGATTGCCCTTGAAATCGCCTTAGCTCTCGGCAGTTTCCCCAACGCCCACACACAAGGCGACTTAATATTACAACCGTTCTCCGGACACCCCTTGAAGCCCAGTGTTTTTTGAATATAATCGCACGTCGTCGGGTGCATTTCATTCAGCACATGAGTAATTTTCTTCTCGGTTTCCTCAAAGGAATAACTATCATAGGAGCTCGATAGCTCATGACAAACTTGAACACCGTTTTTACAGCGCGCCACATTCGCAAGCATTGCCTGCCATAGTGGCTCCGGAAGAATTTTCGCATTCTCTTCACAATACTGGATAAACTTGCAATTCCGAATCACCAGCTCCGCCGAACCATCCTCAGGATTTCGCTTGAATCGTTCCTCCCGGGCTTCGGGTACCTGGACCGGCGACTCCACATCCATCAAATCTTCGATTTTAAAACGCTTCTCACTTGATTCAATGACTTTAACAGCGACAGTCTTATCTTTCTTGCCATTCCCCGTATTCGGCAGCCTAAGCACCCTCGCCAAATCATGAGTAGGATCCAGTGCCCAGCCCCGGCTTTTAAAAACTGACCTGATTTTTTCTTGAAACGACTTTAACCCATTGGCGGCTTTCTGCCTGTCCATATCCGTTTCAAAAATCCACGACTTATCTAAGACCCAATAAGCATGCAAACCATATCCGGAACTAACAAGCATCGATGGTGCCGGCGATAATATTTCCAGCACCGACTTAATATCCGGCGGCAAATTCTCCGTTTTATGAGCCTGTGGGTCAGCAATATCAATATCCACCCAAAAACCGGGAATCCCCGAAATCTCCGTATTTTTTGCCCGGGTTCGCTTCGTGCCTGATTGATTTAAAAAACCGACACCATAATATAAATCCACTTCCCCGGCACTATCCGCTGCCATCCGATCCAACTCCGTCGTGTGATACCACTCAGACTGCTTAGAAGCCGCCGACCACGTGTAAATATAGGCATCTGCATCCCGATAAAGAAACTCTAAAAAATGAAGTAACTCCAACGTCCAATCTCCTTTCTTTGAAATTTAGAGATTATTCTTTAAAATATAATCTTATCGACCTTCCGGAACGACAACATACAAGTACCGTTCCTCAATCCATCTCGAAAATCCGAGGTTCGGACAATATCCGAAACTGTCACCTCAACCTCCCGACCGGTATAATTGCCATTATAAAATTCCCGCAAAACAAGAATATCACCAATCTGATAGCTTCGATCATTCTTCCGAAGCTCCGCTGTTTTATTTCCCGACAACACCCGCTGAAAAAATCGGGGCATAATTTTAAGAAAATGAACCTTGTTCATGGGTTAACCTCCTGCCTCTGAATTTTGATATAATTAAAAATATTAATTTAAAGGAGATGGATAAAAATGGATAAACTTAAATTCTTTTTTTCAGAATTGGCTCATAATTTTCGCTACAATGAATTTCTCCGAAAAAATTTTACTCATGGAGCACTTTTGGGTACCTTCGCAAGTATACTCATTCATGCCCCAGTCTTGCTCACTTACCACTTCTACTTGAACTACCCTCAAAACTACCGTCCACCGGAAGATATCTTAATAGCTTTAATTTCTATTTTCACAACTGCCTTTGGATTTATGGAAATGTATCTATCGAAGCGTAGCTTTTTTACGAAGCTTGTGGCACTTTCGTCGTTTTATATTTCTGGAATATATTTGTGTATACACATGTTTTATGTAGATCCTCATATGTCCAACGATTTGTCACTTACCCTATTTTTAGTCACGTTAATTCGCTTCATTGCGATGCTTATTGCCGAGCGTAAAGAAAACAAGCGCTCCTTGACCTAATCTCATCCCGCCGCCCCTCTCATTTCAGCCACATTATCCATTGTCTTGACTTTTTCGGTCTGAATATCATGCGTTTTGATTTTCAGGCCTATTTTTTTCGCCCAGCTGTTTTCCCATGAGAATCGCATCTTCAATGGCTTTAAGCTGAACATCCAGAAAAATGATCCAGCGTTTCAGTACCTACTCTATCAACTTGCCCTGATGTGTCTGCCGCCTCGTATTCATCCCGAACTTTTTTCATCGGCGTCAAATAATCTTTCTGCTGCTTCATGCCTCGAGCAAAAGATTCTAGCTCCAACCGAGTTAATTTATCACTCATGATTTCACCTCAAATCAAATATTTTTGATATAATAAGCCAAGTGGCTAAGGAGTGTTAATATGAAAAAAAATACTTATTCTAATTGCCTTATTTATTGCTTTTTCATTTTCATCTGTATCAGCCGATATTCCAGATGGATTTAATGGCTATAAATGGGGCGCTACATTTGAAACCATTTGCAAAGGCCAACGTGGAAAAATCGGATTGATACATGTTTTAAATGATCCTTTGGGAAAAATATACGCCGGGCTTAATGTAAAAGGGAAGCCTGTTTATAAAAATAGTGCTTATATACTTTACGACAAGAAATTAATCGCAGGCTTTTTGTCTTTTGAGGATGAAAGTCTTTTTCAAGATAAGGTAGATTCACTAGAATCAATTAAAGGAAGTAATCGTACTACCGTTGATGGCAAAGTCAGCTTATCTTTTGAAAAAACCATCGTCTTCTATACGCCTTTTACCAAAAACCCCGGCTACATTTACTTCGTAAGCACCGAGCACCTTACCACTCTTCGTGATATACTTTTAGATGACCGAGCCGCCCACCCCAATAGTGAGCTCTGGAAGTATTGATTATTTCAATTGCCTCTTTACCGGGGCTTTTTTCTTTTTATACCAAATCCCGCTCCGCTTCTCGATAACTCATCCATTGGCGAGTCCCCGTCATATACTGGTATTCATGAGGCGCATCAACAATCTCCACTTGCACAAAAATTTTTTCGTCGATTTGAGTAATTTTCATCCGAAATGCTTTTTTCGTGCCACCGTTATAAAACTGCCCCACTTCCAGAGGCCTCTTCTCAGCGATCTGTCTTCTCATCTTCAATTACCCTCTGCACCGCTTCATCTGCACTTCTCACGACTTCGGCGATGCAGCCTTTCTTTTTCATCATTCCAAGAAAATGCTCTTGTTCATCGGATATTTTGCCGTTTTCAGCTTTCACTTCCAAAAATACCGCCTGCCCCAAAGTTCGCCCGACCATATCCGGCGTAATCAGTACCGACCTCACGCCGAACAAATCAGAAAATCCAGTCGGCGCACCCGTAGAAAACGGTCTGGGGTACTTCAATAGAACATCTCCATTCGGCAGTCGCTTTGATTTGCCAATCCAGCCCTGTCCTACGTTAATTCGGAAAAAAATACCATATCCGCTCAATGCAATCCGTATTGCATTTTGAATCTCATGTTCGCCTTGCTTCATGTCCGAATTCCTTTCAATTTGGCTTGATGATAGACCCAGCCGAGTTTATACTTCCGTTCCCGAGCGATTCTCATCAAATCGCCTATAGTTTGTGCCGCTCCGACTTCGATTCGGCGACCTTTCTTATATTCTTGGAGCTCCCCTTCGGTCATTTCGATTTCCCGACTTTGAATCGGGTATTCATAGCCGCACCACAAGCAATGCGGCGTCGGGCGATGAACTCCATAGCACCACGGACATTGCCGCACTGTGGCGCCTGAACCTGCCTTCGGCTTTCGCCGCTTCTTTGGCGGGTTAAGCTCCCACTCCCTCGGCTCATCCGGAAGCCCATGCCGCAGGACATTCCCCACATGGTCTAAAATAATCGCTTGCTTGCCCTCCATTGGTCTGAGAGGTCTCATAGATTGCTGGATATAAAGTGCCAAGCTCGCCGTTGGCCGAAGAAGAATCACCGCTTCCATATTGGGAACGTCAAACCCCTCGGAAATCAAATCTACATTGCAGAGGACTTGAATCTTTCCCTGTTTAAAATCATCCATAATCTGGTCTCGCTTTTGGTTCGGCGTCGTGCCGTCCACGTGCATGGCATAAACTCCCGCTTTGCAAAATTCTTCAGCAGTATGAATGCTGTGGCTGATACTGGCACAATAAGCAATTGCCTGCTTCCCCTTCGCCAGTTTCAAATAATGCTCAATCGCATCACCGATAATTTGCGGCTTGTCCATTAATGCGGCGACCTGCTCACTCTGATAATCACCGGCACGAATTTTAAGACCTGATAAATCCGCCTGCATTGGCGGAGCATAATACTGATAAGAAGATAAAAAGCCCTGCTCAATCAGCTCTTGAGCCTCAGCGCCCCGGACAAGCACCTCAAACACACTGCCCAGCCCCTGCCCATTCAAACGAACCGGAGTCGCCGTCAAGCCGACCACCCACGCCTCCGGAAACATGGCAAGAATTTTTTGCCAGCTCCCGGCAGTCGCATGATGCGCCTCATCGAAGACCAATACATCCGGAATCTCGCGGGGCGGATTCTTAACTAAAGCCTGAACGCTCACCACATTCTCACAGCCGGCTTTTTTCGCTTGCTCCAAAAGCTCCCGCCGATGCACTACAAATAATGTCCGATTCCCGCGAAGCCTCGCCTGCTCGTCCATATAAACCATCATTCGTGTTTTCCCCGACCCGCAAGGTGCCACAAATAGCACCCTGCGAAATCCCTCGGAGAAAGCCGCTCGGATATCATCAATTCCTTTGGCCTGATAATCCCTCAGCATGGTTAAAACGGTAATTTCTCAATCGGATTCACTCCCGAACCATAGGAATTTGATTTACTTGGAGCCGGAGCGGTCGCCCCTGCCGCTAATTTATTGATATAGATATTGGTATAATCGCCATTTGTTTTTACTTGCACCTCGATGACCTTATCCAAAGCCGCTTCACAAGCACTTACAAATTCTCGTGGTGTCGCCACCTCAATACCGATTTTTTGAAAATCCCCACGAGCGTATTTGATACTATCCGGTCGCTCCCTATCCAAAACCCGATTCAAAAACAAATGCCGCCCTTCAAAACCTCGGGTCTGAATAATTAAATCCCAAGCAATCATCGGCTTGCCGGTTTTCTGTGTCTCTTTCAATACACAAGTCGAAACTTGAACCGTATATTTACCATCCGGGACGTCCGTACCTTCCCACGCTTCCGGTACAGTATCTTCCCACACCTCGCCAAAACCATCTAATAAACTTTTATCCATTATTGCTTTCCTCCCATGCTTTCTTAAAATCTTCAAAATTAAATCGGATCGCCTCCGGTAATCTTCCGGTACGGTCGCCGGCTTCCCAATTCTCCGTTGGCTTCGTCCGGAGAACTCGAACCTGCTCGACTTCTTCGGTTTCGGGATCCTTTCGCTCCACCATATGGGCATATAAAATTAAATCGATTGCTCCAAGAACGATTTTTCGGTAGCCCTTCGGCAAAGTCGGTACCACCTTCGTCCGCTCCATCGTCCGGCTCTTCGCAATTTCAACATTTTCATGACCAATCAAAACCAAGCCAAAATCCTGCTGGCTCAGCCAAGTCAATGATTTCAAAAACCTGTCGTGAGCCATGCTATAGCCCTTGCCATACCCGAGGTCAGATTCATGATTGACCCCATTGATTCGATTGGTATAATCGGTACAGAATTTCGCCAGATTATCCACTGTGTCGATGACGATGGTCTTGAAATCATGTTCCTCATTTTGCAGAGCCTCACAAGCCTCTTGAAATTCTTCCCATGAAGTAATCGGCATCTGATAGGCATCGAGGGCGGTCAAACCCGCCTCAGTCGCCAGAAAAAGCGGCTTATCAAATTGACTTGCAAAAGTCGACTTCCCAATTTTCGGCGAACCATATAAGAATATTTTGAATTTATTTAGATCCGTTTCAGCCCTCTTCTTTTCCTTCGGCAATAAAGAATTCATTATCTACCATTCCTTTCGCATCGAGGCAGTCGCAATGCTCCGCTACCTCGCAATATTTTTCGCATTTTCGTCCATGCCAGCGCTCCCGCTTACTACACACTAGCGGAATTTCTCCGGTGGAAAGCGCACGACTTAGACGGTCTGCCTTCACCCGGAAATATAGATTTAACCAATGGTCACTGATTTTCCCGATATCAATTAGGTATACTTCTTGGGTCACTCTTCTTGATGTAGCGATTTGCAAAGAAAAATCTCGCACCAGTGCCTGAATCATCATGGCATCAATTTTTTTGCCCTCAGCCTCGAGCATAATCCGGTAGCCATTCATTTGAATCGCCCACTCCAGAAGATGCCGCACCCCATCATGACGATACTCCTTGACAGTTTTCGGAAGTCCTTTCCGCGGCCCCGTCTTAAATACTTCCCCGGTCGGAACATCGACTTTGTAAGTTCCCAGAGCCTTCATGACCTTATAGCTTCCAGTCACTTTATAATCTCCCAGTATCTGACGGTCATCTCCCAGCACATCCCCATACAAATCCGGCGAACCGGAACAGAATTTTCCAAATAAACGCCGCTCCGCTTCAAATCCCTCGGTATGACCTTCGTTGATAGCGTGAACCGCAGTACCGTGAAGGGCGAACATTCGCTTCCGCGGGTCTACTGCATAAGACTTCATTCGCTTGAAAAAAGCCTCTCGAGTACCGCCAATCAACTCAGTCACCGACAAGTCAAACATACTTCGCTCTTGCATGGCTGCCGCCCGAAGTGTCGGCAACATCATACATCGCCTCGGTAATCGGCATTTCTTCATACAATCATTAATCTGCCACTCTGCCCCATCCGGACAAATAAATCTAGTTGCCGGCATAATTACCCCTCCTCAAAACGGCAATCCCTTTTGCACAGGAATATTACTCGTAAAATCCACCGTATAAGCTACTTCCAAATCCTTCATATATTCCACTCGCTGACTTGGCGATAGCTCCTCCAGTGTCCGAATTCCGTACCGATCCCGAAGGGCGAATAAATTTTGCTTCATTTTTTCATCGCCTTTTTTATAAATCTCATTATTATAAGCGCGAATATCTTCGACCGTTGGGATAGTTTCTGCCGGTGCGTGAGTTTCTAACTCCAGATTTTCAGTCAAACCGATCTCGCCGCTTGATGGCTCAACGACTTCCGGCTCTATCGGCTCCGGTGGCGTCAATATTTCCGCCAATTCCTGCTCCG